ATTAGCGCGCATCTGTTGTCACTCGCTGAAATGACTTAGCCACGATCAAGCCTTCACGCTTGCCTTCGTTAAAGCCTTTAGCCCAGCCTACTAAATACCATAAAGCATTAGCTGCAAGTAGCAGCACTATGATTGGCATCTCAAAGCTCATTGTATTTCCTATCTGCATCCAGTGCCCTCGACTGGCTTACAGAATTAGTGTGACAGAAGTGTCCGACTAATCAAGCACATTCTGATAACGAAATGATAACGATTCTCCCTCGTCCACGGCATCATCTAGAGTGCGCTTGATGTCAGGCGTAAAGTCGTCCATATAGGGTGAATGATCCGTCCTTGTTAATTGGCACTAAGAATGGGCTAACTCGGTCTCCGTGTGTCTCAATGACTGCCACAGACATCTGCCAATTAGCACTGCCAGCCTTGAGATAAGAGGCTTTCTTCTTGTCCATAACATTACCTGCTTCTAAGCCCCAAAGAGTCCTGTATTGGCTTCCTAAGCCTTCTGTGTAGGCACTGATGCCAGCCCTGTGAGTGTGTCCACAGACTACAGACTTGCCGAACTTTTTAGCCAAGCCAAGAGCTGTAAGTCCTGCATTGCTATTCATTGATCCTTCATCGCCATGCACTAAGACCCACCCCTTATGGAACTCGAATGGCTTCTTATGAAAACGGATCCCCAAGTCATTGAAACCCATAAAGCGGGAGTACTCGAGTTCTGGAAGTCCGATGAGGCTAGGAGCTCCTCTAACGAGAGTGTGGTATAGACGATCGGTGTGGTTGGATCGAGTAATGTCGGTAGTGCCGAGATCCCATAGGATGTTTTGAGCCAGACTTCGATCATAATCTAGCTGCCCTTCATACTCCAGATGAGTGCCTTTAGCCCACTTAGACTGAGACTGCATATCAAGCTCATCGCCTGTGTTAAGGACTAAATCGAACTTCTCGCGCTTTACTAACTTGATAAGATTCTTAACGGCTTGCTCATGATGATATGGAATCTGTAAATCCGAGATCACCAAGTATCTGCGTTTAGTCATCATCCTCATCTTCGTAATCGCCTAGCCGTTCTGGCTCGACTGGATCAGGCAAGATCCAACGCGGATAAGAGGGAACATCTGTAATCATGAACAGCGCAATGCCTTCAGTAAATCCTGCTTTGCGTAATGATTTCCAGTACTCATGCAACCCAATGCAGTAAGCATCGAGCTTTGAGTAACCTTGTTCCTCTAGCTGCTTAGTAGGTTTTCTTGCCATGAGAAAATTATCGCTCTAAGAGTATGTTATAGATCTCATCGACACGCGAATGCAGTCGCTTAATCTCAGCTAGTAAATGAGTAATGACAAAGCCCGACAAGCCACCAAGTGTGACTAGCGTGGCTATGTAGAGCTGGAAGAAATCTGCCTGACTCACTTTTTAGGGCTCGCGTATCCGAATACCCCGGACAATACAGCCCACAGGATTGCGCGGTAGTCAAGATCAAAGTTGCTAGATGCCCATGCAGCTAAGAATGCTCCAGCAGCAAGGATTGCAGGGTTCTTTATGTTCTTCATTATTCTCCACCTAACATAGATACTTGAAAAAAAGCACCATCATTGTCAGCTTCTTTCTTAAAGCTAACATGGCAGTGCTTAGAGTGTTTGTTAGCCCCTGTGTACTTGCGCCACTTCCAGTTAAGGATGCTGGAGCAGATTCGTCCATCGAAAATGATGTAACTAATACGCTTGTCTGCTTTGGACTTGGATAAGATACGAAGTTGATCGACAAGATCTCCCATGATGTCGGGTTTCCCGCCCTTGAATAAATCTTTGTCCACATCAATGGCGCGTACCCAACCCTGCTCATCTGGATTATGATCAGACTTGCGAGCAGCGTGTCGGGTATCACCGATCCAACCATCCGATGCGCGGTCACGATCTGGGAACGAGTCATCGATCTGCTCTCTTAACTGGATAGCAGCTTTAGAAAGTTTGACTTTCACTTATAATCCGAGTGCCTTTAGATCATCTGTTGTTAAACCGAGTGCAGAAAGTTTTGCCTGTGCAGCAGCTTTAGCAGATTCAATCGCTTGATCTTCTTCTGCTTTTGCTTGCGCTTCTGTTACCCAAAGTGCCATCTCTGCTAATTGATCATTAGTGTATGGCTTTTCTGTAATTGTTTGATCTGCGTTCACAATTCTTTCGATGTATGTCATTTTATGCTCCAAATACAAAGATAGTTCCAGCATCAAAGTTACCTGTGCTAGAAATGATGCTTACTGAAGAAATTGCTGAAGTGCCGCTATACCAGCCGTTAATGCTTCTAAACTCTGAACCTGTACCCACATCGCCACCAGATGAAGCAGTAACGAACTTTCGACCTGTTGTTCCTGTTCCATCAACGATCATGTTAAAGCTGCAAGCACCACCAGCTGAGTTGGTCATCTTAGCAACATCAATACGATCTCCACCATAGTAACCGCCAGTATTACCAGCAGCAGTGTTAGTCACGACTAATCCAACAGCTCCATAGTTTCCGCCTGAATCAGAATTAAATCTAACAAAGAAAGAAGATGAAGCATTGGCACTTGAAGCACCATCAACAAGAATTAAAAGAGAGTTTTTGCCACTGATTCCACTGACTGTGATCGTAGTAGCACCAGTAAGTGCTGTACCACCAGCATTGATTGCAGTGTAATTAGCACCACCACCACCAGCAGGAGCAGCCCATTTCAATCCTGTTGCTGTACTTGAATCAGCAGTGAGCACTGTGTCGTTTGCACCTACCGCTAATCGAGCAGCTGTGTCAGCTGCACTAGCTGCAATAATGTCACCCTTAGCATCAAAGATTGTTGCAGGGATTCCTGTCGCATCTGCTACCCATGAGAAATCCATGTCTGTGTTAGATGCCTTAGTAAGGACTTGACCTGTCGTGCCACCTTTAAGATCGACCAGTGAAGCATCGATGGAATCGCCTAGTGTTTCAATGGCTACTGCGCCATCCTTTACTAGGTCAGTACTGGTTGGTACTGCCCAACCAAAATTAGGGGTTGTTGTTGCCATTAGGTTAGAGCTCCGATCGCTTTAGTCCACTGTAGTGTACCATTTACGCCACTCCAGATGGTGTTAGTTGGAAGTACTGTTGCCCATGTTGGGGCTATAAGTGAGAAGTCTGTAGGTGAGACATAGATAGTCGCATCAACAAATGTTGGTGTTGCTCTCATAGAAATGCCCTCTACAAAGCCTGAGAAGTACCCCTCGAACATGTTGAAGGGTAGGTTGGTAATAACTACTGGCTCGCCAAAGAATAGGTTAATTAGGTCATCTCTGAGGGCATCTGGCATAAGAGGATTGTCAAGTCTGAAAGTAATCTGGTCAAGCTGTGTTCTAGGTGTTGAGCGCAGGGCTAGATCGCGCTCGATGATGTCCTCGATGTCAGCCAGAAAGCGAATGTTTGAGTCGAATGTTCTTTGGTAGCGACCATAGGTAGTGATAGAAGCATCGTCTGTGGCTGAGTATGTGCTGCCGTAGTCATTGCCATAGCGCACAATTTCGCTATTACGGATCTTGCCTATCTGAAGAATTGACTTAACGCTGGCAGGGGAAGCGTAGTTGCCGTCTAACTGGGTTGAGCCATTAGCTGCTAAGTAGTTACTTCTATGATCAGCATCTGCATATGAGATGCGACCCTGCTTGTCCTCGTAGAGCGTTCCGAGTGCGCTGTCTGCTATCTGCTGAACCAAAGTCTGTGTGTTGCGATCAGCAGCTGAGAGATTATCCATCTGATAAAGACCAGTATCGATCTCACCCAATCCGACATTCTCAGCATTAGCCCATGTAGTAGTCGGATCGTAATTAACCCATTGAAGGGCAGGTGCTACTTCAATCCACTCATTGACTAACAGTTCCTCTAAGATAATAGCGATCTGTTCGCCATCTAGATTGTGTGCCACAGAATCTGTGTAGATCGCCTTAGGCAGTTTAGCCAGAGCACCGACCGCAAGTATCGTTCCAAGAGTTACATACCCTGATTCCTCTGGACTTCTGACTGAGGTTGAAAAGTCTGAGACTGTGCCACCAAATACAGGCACATAAGTGCCACCGCTATCTTTAAGCTCTAAAGTCAAGGAATCTGTAACATCAATGTCAAAGAGGGCATTGGTTGAGTTAATAATGTCCATGCGAGCATAACCTGCTTGGCATTGACGATCTATATCGATGCGCCCCGTGGTTACATTAACACCAGTAACATTTGTATAAACATTAGTCCCTACAGTAATGCGCCATTCTGGAAGCCATGTCATAGAGCTAGAAGTCCTGTTGCACTCGTACCTCGCTGGTAAGACTGGCGGATAACATCTTCAACAGCACGAGAGATGGCTTCTGGATCACCAATGCCAGCCTGAATTGTAATGTTATAAGCATTAGCAGCCTGTGCTGCATAGCGTGAACCGCTAACCGCACCTGATACACCTGCTCCACCTGCTAGACCCTGCAATAGTGATGAGCGAGCAATGCTTTCTAGATCAATGGTAGAAGCCATCTGACTCGCAGCCGATGCGTTCTCCATGTCTAGCAAGTCTGCAAAAGCATTAGCACGAGCTGTGGCTGCTTCTGCATATTCAAGGATAGCCTCAATAGATCCGCCCACAGTGGAAATAGGCGCAATATAATCCCCTGCTGGAATGCCAGAGCCTAGAGATGCGCTTGTACGAACTTTAGCATTAGACAATAAGTTAATCTGAGCAAGAAGTCTTAATGCTTCTTCAAGGTTACTAATGTTAATAAGATCTTTAGGCTTTAGGCTTTCAAGGATTGATTTAATATCCTGAAGTTTTATGCCTTGCATACCTAGTGCTCCAAGCACCTTGAGATCTGCATTTAGTTTAGCCGTGGCAGCAACAATGGCTGCTTCATCTTTAGCAGCAATAGCATCTTCTAAAGCAAGGATTGATTGCTTTACATTGAGTCGAGCAGTGTCATTGGCAATTTGCAATAGTTGAGATGATGTAGTTGCTTTTCCTAGTTGCTCAGCCTGGTTAGTAAGAGCTGCTGCAACTTGGATCTTGTCTATGTCAAAGACTTCTTCACCCTTAAGAAGGGCAAGGTTAGCCTTGTCGATTGCTTGCTGGAGTTTCTTGTCTTTAGTGATCTTGGCTTGAGCTGCTGCCTGCTGCTGTGTCAGTCGAGTAATCTGCGCTTGTTGTCTAATTTGGACTTGACCTGAGATAGTCATCGGTGTGCTAAAAGGTCTTGGTTCTTGCTTGAACTTCTCAAATGCATTTAACAATGTGACAATGCCTAATGGATCACCAACAGTTTTACTTAGCACAGATGATAAAAGTCCACCAACAAAAGGTATATTCTTTAATTCATCTACAAAGTAAGCTGCACCGATAGTGGCGTTTTGTAATTTGATGCCAAGCTTATCTATCTCAGAAGTTGTCTTAGCAAGTCCTTGCTCACCATTAAGAATGTTCAAGGCTTCGATTAAACCGACACCAATAGATTCCTTAAAGTTCTCAGTGGCAACCGCCAGTTTATCCATTGAACCTTGATAACTATTTGCTGCTGCTGTTGCTGATCCGGCAAAGGTTGCAGATAACTGGTCAGTAATTTCCTTAAAAGATTTGCTCTTAAGATCTGCCTTTGAGATACCTACGCCCAAGCGAGAAAGAGCTGTGTTGTTTCCTAAGAATGCACGACTCAAGGCTTTTGTAACTGAGTTTAAGTCCAAAGAATTGGCGGCACTTACATCTAAGGCAATGCCCATCAAGCGTTGAGCCTCAGCCGAATCGCGTGTGGCAACCGCCAAAGTCTGATAACTCGGACGAAGAAGATCATCGACAATGCCGAACTCGCTTTGAAGTCTCTGGATGTAGGCTTCAGAAGTTGCTGCATCCCTACCTAAGCCAACATTCTTAAGAGCAAGGGCTAATTGTTGCTGAGCCTTCTGATCCGCTGCTGCTGCTTTAACGGCAGCCTTGCTATAAGCAAGAACAGCCGTTGCTCCAAATGTCAGACCAAAAGTCGCTGCTAATTTCTTTACATTTTTACTAAGTTTATCTGTAGCAGTATCTGCTTGCTTGAACGCTTTATTGCCTGTGAACTCCGCTGCAATATCAATCATTACATTAGCCATGATTTACACCTTTGCTCTCGCGTTTAGTTTGTCGGCTGCG